CTGAACACCTCCAGTTGGCGATCTATAGGGTAAACACTGATGCCCAGAAGATCAAAGAACTTGAGAATGAAGTCTCTCAGTTCTTGACTGAGGTTGATTTGATTGTGGAGAAACTTAATGGAATCGCAAGCCCATCAGTTAGTTGAACTTCTCCGACAGGGGCCTGTAACACCACAGGATGCCCTGCAAAAGGTTGGGTGTTTTCGTCTTGCTGCGCGTATCCACGAACTACGCAAAGCGGGATACGACATCCGACAGGTTATGAAACAGCGTAATGGCAAGCACTTTGCCGAATATCAATTAAAGGAAGAATGATGCGATTGATTGGAAATTGTCGTTTGGGTAAAGATGCCGAGATTCGCGCTACCCGTAGTGGCGTGACTGTGGCAAACTTGGTGCTGGCTTACAACTACGGTCAGAAAGATCGTGAAGGTAAGAAGCCCTCTCAGTGGATTCAAGCCTCATTATTTGGCGACAGGGCTGACTCGCTGGCCCCGTTTCTCGGCAAGGGAACGCTTGTTTTTGTGGACATGAAAGACGTTCACATTGAGGTTTATGAAGGCAAAGACGGGAAAACCTATCACAACCTTCGTGCGACCATCGATGCTCTGGAGTTTGTAGGCAAGGCTGAGAAGACCGCTGGTGCTAAGAAGGGCACCCGTGATGACGATTGGGATGATGAGAACGAGATTCCATTTTGATTATGCATACCAACCCCGACGGAACTAAATCCAAAGACGCACCGCCCTGCTGGCCTTTCGGTACGGTCAAACCTCCGACCAAGAAAGAACTGCAAGACCAAATTCTGAGGGAAGCCGATGAAGCACTTCTATGACGCAGCCACAGGAGAGATGTGCTTCAGCATGGCTCTTCTGGCCATGAAAGACGGGAAGAAAGTTCGCCGTAAATCATGGCATGGAACGGACTTCATCAGCATCAACTTTCTCATGCATCTGTCTTATTGCAATCTGCGATCAGACGACATTCTTGCTAACGATTGGGTAGAAATCTATGAGTACTAAACAACTTCTCAGACACGCCAAGACTCTTTACAACTGCGGCATTCCTCATCTGGATCGCCACAACCAACGCGCCTGGGTGCGCTCGGTGATCCGATTGGGGGACCGCTGGCTTCTCGCAAAGCATGTTCACCGCATCCAACATCTATAAGTACCCTCCTATGCCAGCAACCGGAACTGAAGCAAGAGTCTGCGTAGACATCGTTAGGCGTCAGCAGATGGGCATCGCTAAGTACGGCACCACCGTATCTGAAAATCCCCTAGAACTGCGCCAATGGGTCGAACACGCCTACGAAGAAGCATTGGATCAGGCAATCTACCTCAAGAGGATCATGGAGAAGTTGGATGAATCCAATCGAATCGGTTGAGGAGTGGATTGAAGGTGTTGGTCACCAGTACCACACAGAGCTTTACGCATCTTTGGTCCTAGAAGAGGCTAAGGAGATGCTGGAGGCTCTGGAGTGTCCTTCTTTATCCGTAGAGCTACGCAGAGCAATAGGAGTCCTAGATGGCGCATCTTTCTCCATTAGGAAAGAACCGATTGACTTGGACGCAAACCCTTGGGCAGAGCTTCATAGAAGTAACGTTTCGGATAAGCAAGTGGATGGACGATTTCAGAAGGCACCATCGGGGAAGGTTCTGAAGCCTGAAGGCTGGAAACCTCCTAACTTGGAGCAGTTTTTATGAAGGTCATCATGCAGTTCAACCTGCCAGAAGAATCTCTACAGGTCGAACAAGCCTTCAAAGCAAATATTGCATGGGCGGCACTCTGGTCTGCGGATAATCGTCTCAGAAGCGCTCTAAAGCACCTTGATGACCCCGAGCAGTTTCGAGACGCAATGATCGAAGTCAGAGAACTCATTCAAGAAGCACTGGGGAAGATTGATGAATGAAGCCAAATGCGACGGGATTAAATATCACGATGAAAACTGGGGATCATGGCTTGATGAAAGGTGTTTCGGATGCCAAAGACGGACCTATCCGTCTGGGCAATGGCAAGTTTGGATGTCGCCATTCACAGGGGCCGGCCCATGTCCCTATAAGATCCAGAATTCTCAATCTCCTTCAGGAATTGGGGCCAATGACCGCCCGAGAACTGGCAGAGCAATTAAAGATCAAGCACGTTAACCAGATCGCCGCCGCTCTTCAGGGATGTGACCACTTTCATATCTCAGGCTATCGGCGTGACGAAGACGGCGGAAGGCTGTATCCTCGCGCCCTCTACGCCTACGGACCCGGGAAGGATGCTAAACGTCCTCCAAAGCTAGGCAAACAAGAATACAACCGACGCGCAAAAGAGAAGATGCGGAAAACCGTATCAAGCGTCTGGGACTTGGCAATCTTTTACGAGGATCGAAGGAAACATGCGTTGTCCAACATGCGGAGTCTGGACGTTTGTACTTGAAACGCGAGGGGGAAAGAGGAGGAGGGAGTGCGCGAATCAGCACAGATTTTGGACAACAGAGAACGTCATAGAGCGGAGTGTGAAGCCAGAGCAGTACTCTCAATGCCGAAGTCCAACCGTAAAGCGTACCTTGAGGGTGTTGAAAAATCCCGAGGCAAGTCTGGTCGTGAGTATCTAGAAAAGTACATCATGGCAGAGTGGGCGAAAAAAAAGCCTCCGAAGAGGCTTTAAGGCTTTGCAGCCGACAGGAGAAGTTACAGCATAGCGGCTTCTGCTTGTCGGCGCAAGGTGAGTCCTCGAAGAACTCTACCTGCTGCTTTGTTCCATCTCACGATCTCTTGTTTAGCTCCTTGCCAATCCTGCGCGTCAACTCGCTTCTTCAGAGTTGAGACACGGTAGTTGCCTAGCCCGCAGTTGTAGCAAAACGAGATGATGGCAGCGAACTGGCGAGGTTGTGCGTTTCTCAAGCCGGGTGACATCCTGAGCGCACCAACAGCGAAGTGAGCCACCTCGGCAGATAGCCTAGAACGTGCCGCCTCAAGGCTCCAAACGGTGCCTGGGCGGATATCTGGTCCTGTTGAACCCCAGCCTATTGTCCAGGGCTCTGCGTTCGTTCCTGGGTCAGGATAAGCGAGACAACCACCGTCAGGTAGCTTTTTGTGATAGCCCTCGAAAGGCTTGATCAAGCCCTCTGTGGCTAGGTCAATTGCGTCTTTCACTTTTGGTACTTCTCTATGCTTCTTCCTACGAACCACATTGAAAGTGCCATGTTCAGCATGGCAAAGTCATCAGGGCTCCAGCCCTTGAGCACAACATCCTGCCAGGGCGCACCAGAAGAGATAGCGATAGACAAACCCGCAATCTTTACCGCTGCGTACATCCCAAAGAGCGCCCAGGTGATCCCAGGCCGGACTAGGGCGGATACCGCAGACACAAACCAACCTGCCTCTTTGGCCGTGGTTGATTGTTCCTTAAAGGCTTCTTGAATAGCCTTCAGTTGCTCAGTAGAGTAGTCCACATACTTCTCTTCCATGCGGAAGCTGCCCTTAACCTTTTCAAGGTCGGTCTGAAGAGTGAACATGGCAAGCTCATGCTTGCGCTCATCTTTCTTGTCAAGCCACTTGAGAACCTCTGGAGCAAGGCGGAATAGCCCACCAAAGATGGAGCCTATAACTCCGCCACCGACCATTTCAATCATGCTAACCCCGTTTTCTTAGCCACGAACATGCAAAGCAGTCCAATAGCCCCCCAGGTCGCCCGGTCTAGCCAAACGCTCACACGCTTGTTCGCTGGGACATAAGCCTCTAGGGATGAGACTCGCTGTTCAACGCGCTCTAGAGCCTGGAAAGCCCGCTCCTGAGCCGCTGCCGCTTGGGTCTGGCGCTCTTCAATCAGAGCCAGTTTAGTAATTGCTGCTGTCAGGTCTTTCAGAACAGATTTCATTTCCCCCACATCTTCGTGGAGGACTTGTAACTTGTGAGAAAGCAAATCTTCTGACATATCACGCCCATACGCGAAAAGGGGTTACGGGAGAGGGGGACACCACAAACGGGTCAAGTTCTGGAGCAGGCCCGATGTTCCTGACGTTGGCGTGGTAGCCCGTGTACGGCAGCGGCTTGTAGTTCTCAGGCACCGGATCAGGCGCAGGCTCGTAGATCGTGCCGATCATGTCCAACAGGACCGAATAGGCCTCATCCTCATCAGCAAAAACAACCATGTAGTCGCAGTAGCCCTCTTGGAGGATGGGCTCTGCTGGGGCTTCAGCAAGCACCTCGGGAGGTGCCTCTAGCGTGTCAACGGTGTCGGTCATGATGTGATGCTCTGAAGAGTTGCGTTAGGCAGGCGCGTGGGGTAGTAGCTGATGGAGCGGATGTGTCCGTTGATAGATACGCTACCTGTAAGTGTTGAACCAATCCCCAAAGCGCTCACAACCGGAATATTTCCTGAAGTATCAGTAGCCACTGCGCCGCCATTAACACAGCTTGCAAAGTTATTTGTTTTATATGCGTTTGCTATTTTTGCAATCAACGAAGATGATCCAAAGTTTGCCTGCGTAACACCACCCACAACTACAGCAAAACTTGGCCCGGAAGATGCTTGCCGTACATAAAACTCGTTTCCAGATGTTCCACCAAAGAATGCAGAAAATGCCGGTGATTGAGCGGTGGCGTCTATATAAATCGTACCTTCAGTCGCGTTGAACCAAGTCGCAAAGTTATCCCCCAGCATCGACGCATTGTCCGCTGCTCGGGTGACTTGGGAGGCTTGTGTCGGTATATACGATGTAGCAAACGCTGCCATTGCTTTCTCCTCTTATGCTACAATGCAAAAGCATTTGATCAAGGGGTTGCTATGCCGTACCAGCCAAAGACCTGCGCCATGTGCGCCGTCACTTTTCAGCCTGTAAGTTCTTCTCAGAAGGCTTGCAAACCATGTGGGCCAAACTTCAGAAGTCTGAAAAACACCGAGGCTTTGCGAAAACTCAGAGCCAAGACTGGCGCGTCTTCGATTGGCACCAAGCGCGCCTGCACTGATTGCGGAGCAGAGTTTGAATACAAGTCTGGTCCACAGAGGCGATGCGCCCCATGCCAGAAGCGCCACAAGATCAGCAAGATTCATGAGTGGCTTGCATCTGACGCAGAACGCCTTGCCAACTACCGCAAGGCATCCCATGACAACTACAACTTTGGAGGCAACAGAGATAAGGCCCTGGAGCGTGACGGATACAAGTGCCAGCATTGCGGAACAGACAAACTGCTTGAGATGCACCACATTGATGGCAAAGGTACTACCACGCCCAAAGACGAACGCAACCATGCTCTTGAGAACCTGATAACGCTCTGCAA